ATCAATAAGAATTTCAATATTGAATTAAAATCTACAGAAGATGAAAATTTAAAGAATACTTTAGAAATAAAAATCACCCAAGGAGTTTAACTCCTTGGGTTGTATTTATTTTTTTTTGATTAATATTGTTTCTTAGCCCATTCCATGATTTCGTCTTTGATATATTTTTCAGGAGACATAATCAAGGAAGCACCAGATTCATCAAATAATTGTACATTACCATTTTCAAGAACTTGCATATTACGTTTACCGAATTCCATTACATCGGAAATCATATCTACGTTTGCGGATTCAGATTGGATATAACTAATAACTGCAGGGTTATTGATAGGAATGATACGACCAGCATAAGATTCTTTAACTATAACTTCATTTGTATTAGCTAGATCACCAGCAGATTCATTAAGAAGTTTAGTAGTATACGCACGTTTATGAGATGGGTAAATTACGCGGTCCCAAGTAATAACTTTTAAGTTCTTTACATATGATTTACCACCCATAGATTCGAGATTGCCAAGGGCACGAAGACTGAAACTTGGAAGTTCACCATCTAGGAGATCTTCATTAAAGTTACGGCCATATTCGGTATTTGTACCAGTGAATTTAGCTAATACATCAGTGCCTTCCATCCAGATATCTAAGTATTTAACACATACTAAACGCGGATCGATTGTGGATTGACGTTGTACACTAGATTCCATTGGGTGACCATCTTCACCCTTCATATTACCACTTCTAAGTAATTCTTTTGTACGTTCACATGCAATTTGTGCTTTCATATCATTAGTAGCATAAGAACGACGATTACGATTTACAGTATCTGTATCTTGAAGGATACCTTGTGCAATAGGTTTATTGTTGATATTTTCAACAATCTTTGTTTCTCCAACAGTCATTGGAGCTTCATGTATAATAAATGGGATGCACTTTTCCATTATAGACCTCCATTTAATCTCTAAATATTTATTATTACTTATGTTGACAGGATAAGTTATATCTGGGTTTATTTATTTAAAGTATTCAATATAATACTGGAACTTTATAATAATAACTGACCATAAATAGGTGAAAAAGGAGATTTAAATACAATGCTAACGAATATACGTAAACGGCAACATGAGTTAAATACATCATACAAGTCTAATGGCTCGTTTGCCAGACTGTATGATATGGTTTATGAAACTCATGATATGAATAAAGCAGATATGCTTTTCAAAAATATTCTTGAAGTGGACTCTAATCATGATATGGCAATAATGAAATCGTTGGATCTCCTAGTTGAGTTGTACAACCATGTACCACCTGCTGAGGTCAATCGTGAACGACAAAAAGTATTAGAGTCTATTACTAAAGTAAGAGATGCATCTCAATTCAAAGCATATCTTCAAAGAAAGATGGCGCTCCATAAAGGCCGTCTTAAAAATAAAATCAATAAGAAGATAAGTGATGCTTCTGAAAAGATTAAAGACTTAACTGATAAAGCAGCTAATGGAGTTAAAGATGCTTTAGGTACTAATGCTCCATCTGAAGATCAAGCAGCAACTGCTCAAATGGAAACTTTAAATATGGCTCTCGAATTAGCATGCGAAGTTGCTACTTATGACCGCATCATTTTCAATTATGAAAAGATCAGTAAGCGTTTTGATTTAGATAAAATTGTACTTGAAAATGTATTAACCGCAGATGATGCTAAAGTTAATGCAATTAAAGTTGCAAAACTAATTGATACTTACAATATGAGAGATATCCAAAAGTTTAAGATTGCAACTGAAGAATATCTTTACGTATTAACTAAGAATGGTTGTAAATATGAAATTGGTTCTGTAGTTGAAGCTATGAAAGACTACTTCTTAATCAACTCGAGCGATCCAACTGCATTTACTGCTGTACTTGAAAGTACTTTAGAAGAATTATCTAAATATAATCCTCTTTCTAATAGTGATATTGGTAAGATTGTAAAGAATACAATCATTGAAGCTGATCCTAAAGAAGTTATTGATCTAGGTAGTAAAAAAGTAGATCTTTATATTGCTCAATTTAAATTTGATAAAGGTCTTGACTGCTTTAAGCTATTATTGAAGAATATTTATAATGATTTAGGGTTAGATGTATATATAGACTCTATTGAAAATATCATTCTTACTCTAAAATCTATTAATACAGATCTAACTGAATATGCTAATATTTTAGTAGACTTCAATAATAAAGTATTAGAAGAAAAAAGTAAAGATAAGTTAGATAAACTTATCTTAATTGCTTCTCTATATGCTAAATATAAAGAAGATCTAAATATGGATAATGATGAAGCTTTAGCTGCTAAATTTGATGACTTTATTTCTACTGTAGAGTCCATTAGTACTGATACTACAAAAGATAAAGAAATTAATGTAGATGCATTATCCGAAAAATTAGATATTATGAATTCTGCAATGGAAAATATCTATAAACGTAATCTAATTGAATGCGTAGAAGATTCTATTGACAGATACGATACTCAAACTATTGTAAATATTGCTAATATAGCTAAACACAATCCTTCTCTTTTAGATCCAGAAGAATTATCTGCTGTATTTAAACGTCATCTAAGAGATTGCCGTGCAATTAAGCATAAAACTGCAGATGACTATGTACGAATTGATAATCTAAAAGATAAAGCTGAAGCATTACGACAATATAACGATAATGTAGAAGACTGTTCTATTATTGATCATAATAATGCCAATATTGATGAAGCTATTGCTCATCTTAAGGTATTAGAAGGATATAGCAACTGTATTTATGATTTTGCTAAATATCCTACAGTAGTTAACGAAATGGATATCATTAATACTATTAAAGTTGCATCTCAAAAGATCAAATCTAAGATTGGTGAATTAGATGACAGTGTTGTCAATATTAGCCGTCAATTTGATGCTCAAATGGATCAATTAAAACGTATTATTGATAATAAAGAATTTGAATCTGAAAATAGAGAAGCAGTTATTGCTGGTAATATTCTCCCTAAGGCTAGCCGTATTGTTAAATTGGCTATCACTAGTGGTATTGCTGCATTAATCAACCCTGCATTATCTGTTGTTGTTATCTTAGGTTATCTAGGCATGTCTATGAAAGCTCAATCTAAGGAACGTAGAAAAGTTCTTGAAGAAATTGATATTGAATTAGAAATGACTAAGAGATATCTTAAGAAAGCTGAAGATGATAATCAATTAGAAAAACAACGTGAGTTGTTAAAGATTAAGAAACGCCTTGAAGGCCAAAGAGCTAGACTTGCTTATAATATGACTTTCAAACATGGTGAACACGTCTCTGGTAATAGTAACCGTGATGATGACTAATAAGGAGATAATATAGATGAATTTTTCTGAATATGTAGATTCTCTTTTAACATCTGCGGTATTTACTGAAGCAGATTATGATAAAGATAAAAAAAAGAAAAAAGATGACAAAAAGGAAGAGGAGGAAACTCCTCCTCCAGTTGTCGTCGATAATCCATTAGACTCCGACGCAGATCCTGATGATCAACCAGAAGATTTAACTGATGGCGATCCTGATGCAGATGGTGATGGGGTCGATGATGATAATGAACCAGAAGATCTAGGGGAAGATGATCCTAACGGCGAAGATGAACCAGAAGACTTATCAGATGGAGAACCATTAGATGATGAAGGTGAAGATGATATTCCTTTAGATGATACTGACGATAGTAATCCTGATGACTTAGAGTCTGGTGATGAACCGGATGATCTAGAAGATGGTGCCCCTTCAGACGATATTGATGGCGATGATGTATCTACTGATAATGATGATGTAGATGAGCCAGATGACTTATCTGATGAAGGCGGAGACAATAACAATGACCCAGATAATACCGATTCTAGTGATGAACCAGATGATCTATCTGATGATAGTGAACCTGACGATTTAGAGTCTGGAGATGACTCTGGTGATATGGAACCTGATGATTTATCAGATGATGGATCTGATGGTGGTGATGATACAGATTCTTTAGACAGTGGGGATGGAGATTCCTCTGACTCTACTGACGGAGATACAGGTAATTCTTCTGATCCATTACAAGGATTAGAAAATGAGATTTATGATGATTTGACAGAAGAACAGAAAGCTATAAGAAATAAAGAATTAAAGGATAAGTTTGCTGAACTCTATAATCTAATTAAATCTTTTAAACAAAAAGTCGAGTATATTAAGAAGAATAATGATAATATGCAGATTATCACTAGAGTGTCTAATGCTTTAGATAAACTAGCTGATATGACTTTACATTATATCACTAAAACTTATCATACTAAGACATATATCGAAAATAAATCTGACTTTTACTATGCACTTTGGTGTTTAGATCGAATTGTAGTTCTAATTGAGTCTATAGCGCCAGAAGAACCTGTTAAAAAGTAAATGGTATAGAATTATGCGATATAACAATATAGTAAATATTTTGGTGTCCCTATAGATACCTAATATAATAAAAATAAATTGTACATCCCGAAAGGAGAAAATGATTATGCCAGTTGTAGGTGAATCTCGCGCTGACGTAGTTATGGGTCGTGGTTATGTGACTCCTGCTACTCGCCAATACGCTACAGCTATTCGTGAAATGGCTGAAGATATTCAGCACGAATCTGGTTCCGAATTCTTTACAGACATGCGTCGTATTATGATGGATCCAACTTGTGTTGAAACTGTTAAAAATTTCTTTACTGAAAATTCCGCTGATGCTGAAGAATATACAGCATTAGGTAATCCAGATGGTTATGCTGACCATATGGCAATGATGGAAGCTCAATTCGATAATGACCGTAATGCATTCTTGGAATCTTCCGCTTTGTCTGCATACAATCCAGTTATGGGTCTTGTATTCCCATTGCACAAAAACTTGTTGATGAACAACGTCTTCGATAAAGGCGCTATCAACAAAGCAGTTGCTAAAACTCCTAAATTCACACTTACAATGAAAATTCGTAAGTTGGTTACTCCAGAAGGTCGCGAAATCGACATGTTCACTCAACAAAATGAAATGTTTGATGCGATCCAATCTGCAGCTCCTACTAAAGACGTAGTAGTTAGCTTGCCATTGAACCCTGGTGATGACGCTAAACAAACTGAAATTCGTAAAGCTGTTTTCGGTGCTTCTGGTCTTGTACCAAACATTGATAACTTCTCTATCGAATCTGCAGTAACTCACGTAATCGTATCTGCTATTCCTAAAGCTGGTATGATGAAAGAAGATACAGCAACTCATCAATTGAAACCAGTTGAACAAACTGAAATCACTGCTGGTACTGCAATTGAAGTAGCTCTTCCTATTCAAGAATGCCGCTTCGACCCAAGCTATGGCGAAATCGATCGTCAAATGATGACTCGTTTCTCTGTTACTTACGAAGCAACTGCAGGCACTCCTAAAACTTTGGAAGGCATTTTATCTGGTTTCATGAAAGACAATAAATTCATGCTTTACTGCTCTGACACAGCTGTAACTAAAGTTGTATTGTCTGTACGTCGTGATACTTCCTCTGCAATGCTTAATACTTGCTCTGTACGTTGGGATTCTCAAACAAACATCGTGGAAATTCCTGATGCATTCCCAATCAATACACCAATCAGCCCTGAAGAAGTAAAAGATATTCAAGCTCTTTATAATGAAGATCAATTGACTAATATCCTTTCCTTGTTCAAAACAGCTTTGGGTACATGGAAAGATGACAAAATCCATAAAGAATTGGATAATGACTTCAAAACTATGCCTGCGGCTAATAAAATTGCTGAAGTATTTGACTTCGCTCCACCAGAAGGTTATGCATTGGATCAAGTAGAATACCGTCACAAAACATTCATGGATGCTTTGGACAACTACGCTCAAACAATGATCCAAGTATTGAATGACCCTAACATCACTATCTCTGTAATTGGTAACCCTGCATTGATCCGTAAGATCACTCCTACCACTTACACTTACCAAGCTCCAAGTTCCATTGGTCCTGTTGAATTAGACTTCAACCGTACAGTTGTAACTAGCGACAAACGCGTTTACAACTTCGTTGCATCTGATAAACTTCGTAACAACCAAAACTTGATCATCTTGTTAAACCCTCGTAATAGCGATCGTGTAATCTATTGCATTTACGATTATCAATTGTACTTATCCAATGAAATTCGCAACGCACAAAACTATGCATTGCCAGCAGTTCATGCGTTCGAACGCTTCAAATTGGTAAGCTATCAACCAGTTCAAGGTCGTGTAAAAATCATTAACCCTACTGGTTTACGTACTCGTTATGAAAATACTGATCCTATCGGACGTAACCTCATGAACGATTACACTACTTACATTCCTGATACTATGACTTCTGCTGGTACAGCTGGTGGCTATCCAAATGCTTCTGCTTACACTAAAGTAAACGATGCTAAGAAAGACATCACAGCTCCAGAAAAAGTTGAATATGTAAAACCTTAATCTAATCTAGGAAATAAACGCCTAGGGTCATTATAGACCCTAG